ATCCACAAGCGGCTCTACTACGCGCAGACACAAGAGTTCGAGATGCTGTTCCGTGGGTTTGGGAAGTACTTACCCCCCGAGTACCCCTATGATGTCCCCGGCGCATCTCGTCTTGTTAAACAGAGCGACTTTGACAACAAGGTATCGGTCTTGCCTATTGCAGACCCCAATATCTTCTCCGCTGCGCAGCGCATCACCTTGGCACAGACCCAGCTGCAGCTGGCGCAGAGCGCCCCGCACATGCACAACCTGTACGAGGCATACTACCGGGTCTACCAAGCGATGAACGTGCGGGATATTGACGGCATTCTGAAGACCCAGACTAACCAGATGCCCAAGGACCCGGCAAGCGAGAACATCGATGCGATTGACGGTAAGCAGCTTAAGGCGTTTGCGGGTCAGCAGCACGATTCGCACATTGCATCGCACCTGATCATGGGCATGTCGCCGCTGGTGCAGGGCAATCCGCTGGCCGCTGTTGAGTTGCAGAAGCATGTCATGGAGCACGTCAGGCTTAAGGCCGAGGAAGACGCCGAGGCGGAGCTGTTCCGTCAGTACGGCAGTGACCCTGACCGCATGGTCTCCGACATGCAGCGCGAGGCGATGATCTCCCTGAATGTTGCCCAGTACATGATGGATGTGAAGGCAATGCAGGGCCAGTTGTCTGGCGAGGGCGCAGGTCCCGACCCGATTGTTGCGCTCAAGGAGCAGGAGCTTCAGATGCGAGCCGCGAAGGATCAGGCGGACATACAAGTGAAGCAGCAGGGGCTGCAGAACGAGCAGATGCGCATACAGGAAAACGCTCAGGCCAACGATGAGCGTATTGCGTCGCAGGAGAAGATCGCTCAGGGGCGTTTTGAGGTTGCCAGAGAGCGTATTTACACACCAAAACAAGGTCCGGGGGGTGCATGATGCCGTTAAGACAGGGAAAAAGCCAAAAAGTTATCAGTGACAACATAAAAACTGAAATTAAAGCGGGCAAGCCACAAAAGCAAGCCATTGCCATTGCTTTGAGCCAAGCGGGGAAATCTCGCAAAATGAAGGAGGGGGGTATTGTAAAACCAAAGATAATTAAACCGAGGATCGTTAAGAAAAAAGATGGCAATAGAGACGTAAAAATCTATTGATTTACGCCTTTCAGACGGTGGCGAAGACCTTCTGCTTACATGGAAATGACCATGCTTACTTTTGCTGAACATGTTTTAAAGGATATTAGAAAGATTGAGCACGATACACAGCAACTTGTGTTGAGCGGCGGAATCGGCGATATGGAGCGTTATCGGTATCTCATGGGTCGTTTGGAAGGTATTCGTCTTACAGAAGAAATTGTGAAAGACAGACTCAACAAACATTCAGAAGACTAACCGAGGACAACATATGCAAAAGCTGACCGCTTTAGAACAGAAATGGCAGGACGACAAGGCTAATCAAAAACCCTCGCTCAATGACGCTTACACCGAAGAGGGTAAGGTCAGCAGTGAAGGGCTCCCGCAAAGTGTCTTAGATTTGATTCCGCAGCCGACAGGGTGGCGCATAGCGCTGCTGCCCTACCGTGGCGCCGGTACATCAAAGGGGGGCATTGTGCTGACCAAAGAAACAACTGAACGCACTCAACTAGCCACTAACGTGGGCTACGTGCTCAAGCTTGGCCCATTGGCCTACGCGGATGAAAGCAAGTATCCGAATGGACCGTGGTGCAAGGCAGGCGATTGGGTGGTGTTTGGTCGTTACGCTGGCGCTCGCATCCAGATAGAAGGCGGAGAGATTCGTTTGCTAAACGATGACGAGATCTTGGGGATTGTGTCTGACCCTGCAAGCATTTTACACAAGTGAGGATGTATCGATGATTGATTCAAACGAGAAGTTAGAGTTTACTATTGGGGACGATGAGCAACCAGCAACCGTCACCATTGATCAAGATGAAGGCGGTAAGGCGACCGCAACGGTGCAGGCTGGGCCGGATGCCGAGGAGCTTGAGCAGTACTCCGACAAGGTAAAGAAGCGCATTGATAAGCTGACAGCGCGCCTGCGTGAGACCGAGCGCCGTGAGCAGTCGGCCTTGGAGTACGCTAAGAGCGTACAGTCGCGCAACGAAGAGTTGCAGCAGCGGTATGCGCAGACCGCAGTGGAGCGGGTAGGTGAGGCCAAAGGGCGGGTTGAGACGCAGATTACCGCGCTCAAGAACGTGATTCGCCGCGCCCGGGAAGAGGGTGACATTGACACCGAGACCGAGGCTAACCAGCGCTTGACGGCTACCATCTGGGAGCAGCAGCAACTGGCGAGCCAAGAGCAGCAGGTGCGACGTATCCAGCAGGAACCTGCAAGACAGCAGGCTGCGCCGCAGCAACAGGCCCCACAGCAACAGGCTCCACGCCCGGACGCCCGCGCGGAGGATTGGGCTGAGAGAAACACATGGTTTGGCTCAGACGTGGTGATGACGAACACGGTTCGGGGCATCCACGTAGAGTTGATCAAAAACGAAGGATTTGACCCAACGTCAGATGAGTACTATGATGAGATAGATCGCAGAATGCAGGAACTCTTTCCAAAGAAGTTTTCTGGGTCTGCGCAACAAACAACCAGAGCCAGCCGGCCCGTGCAAACGGTTGCCTCTGCTACCCGATCATCGGGAGTTAACAATTCAGCGCGCCGGTCAATCAGGCTAAGTCCTAGTGAAGTTGCGATGGCAAAAAAACTAGGGGTACCGCTTGAAAAATACGCCCAATACGTGAAGAGGTAATAACCATGAGCGATAACGACTTTGTTGTACCAAAATTAAATCGCAGTACTCGCGGAACTGAAACCCGAGAAGCTGCTGCGCGTCGCAAGCCTTGGGCACCACCATCACGACTCGATGCTCCTCCCGCCCCAGCAGGCTACAAGCACCGCTGGATTAGACGAGAAGCCGGTGGAGTGGATGACAGAATGAATATCTCCTCAAAAATGAGAGAAGGCTACGAGTTAGTGCGCGCCGACGAATACCCTGAATTTTCGGGGCAGGGCTTGGATGACGGACGACACGCGGGCGTGATCTCTGTAGGCGATGTGGTTCTGGCACGAATTCCCGAGGAAACAGCAGACGAGCGACGGGCGTTTTATAAGAGCCGTACACACGATCAAATCAAGGCTGCAGACAACGACCTGTTAAAGAGTAACGCGCACTCAACTATGCGTATCTCTTCGCCGGAGCGGCAGTCAAAAGTAAGCGTCGGCGGATCTCGATCCTCCGAATAACCTATATTTAAAGGAACTTTCACTATGGCAAACGTAGACAAAGCATTTGGCCTGCGCCCGCTTGGTAACTTGTCCGCCACTGGAGCTCAGAAGCAGTTCGCTTATGAGATCAACGACAACCAGTCTGGCGCAATTTATCAAGGGGATTTGGTCACACTCTCTAGCGGTTATGTCGTAAAGTACGATTCCACGCTGCACACTGTAGCGTTGGGCGTATTCAACGGCTGTAACTACATTGATCCTACAAGCGGCAAGCCCACTTGGAAGAACTACTACCCGGGTTCGGTTAACATCACTACCGGCGTTATCAGCGCAGAAGTGGTAGACGATCCCAGTCAGTTGTTCCTGATTCAGGCGGATGAAGACGTTGTGCAGGCAGATATCGGCTTGAACGCTAACATCGCCTACACTGCAGGCAGCAGCACCACAGGTCTGTCTGGCACTGAGCTAGACTCATCTACCATCGCCAACACTTCAACGCTGGTGTTGAAGGTTGTGGGCTTCTATAACAGTCCCAGCAACGAACGTGCTACAAATCACGTTGATGTTGTGGTTAAAATTAACGCACACATGTATGGCAGCGCTGGCGTTGCTAATACTGCGCCATAATAGGAGCTAGCACATGGCTATTTCTCGTTCCCAATTAGTCGCCGAACTTGAGCCGGGTCTTAACGCTCTGTTCGGTATGGAGTACGACAACTACGAAAATGAGCACACGGAGATTTATTCAATTGAATCTTCTGACCGCGCATTTGAAGAAGAAGTTATGCTCTCCGGTTTTGGCGAAGCACCCGTGAAGTCTGAAGGCGCAGGTGTCGAGTACGACAACGCGCAAGAAGTCTACACCGCTCGCTACACCCACGAAACCATTGCTCTGGCGTTCAGCCTGACCGAAGAAGCCGTAGAAGACAACCTCTACGACCGTCTGTCTGTGCGTTACACCAAGGCACTGGCTCGCTCAATGGCGCAGACCAAGCAGATCAAAGCAGCTGCTATTCTGAATGGCGCATTCACCACCTCAATCGGTGGCGACGGCGTTGCGCTTTGCGCAACAGATCACCCTACGCTGAGTGGTCCAAATCTGCGTAACGAGCTGTCTGTATCTGCAGACCTCTCTGAAACCTCACTGGAGCAGGCGCTGATCGACATCGCTGCCTTCACTGATGAGCGCGGTCTGAAGATCGCGATTCAGGGCCTGAAGCTGATCATCCCGAAAGAGCTGCAGTTCACTGCTGACCGTATCATGAAGTCAACCCTGCGCGTAGGCACAGCGGATAACGACATTAACGCTATCCGCAACATGGGCATGGTTCCGCAGGGCTACACTGTTAACCACTTCCTCGTCGATCCAGATGCGTTCTTCATCAAGACCGACGCGCCTAACGGCATGAAGATGTTCAACCGTGCTGCGATCAAAACCGGCTTTGAAGGCGACTTTGATACGGGCAACGTTCGTTATAAAGCAAGAGAGCGATATTCGTTCGGCTTCTCTGATCCTCGCGGAATATTCGGTTCACCCGGCACTCCGTAAGCAAAATCAACGACTTACGTCGTTACTAAGGGCCCTTCGGGGCCCTTTTTTATTGTAATGGTAAAATAGCGATACAAGGCTTGACAACACTCTTTAGCGGGATTACTATCTAAAATACCCAGTAAGGAGAAGCTAAAATGGCTGTTATCTACCGCATTACAAACATGATTAACAACAAGTACTACATCGGCAGCACAGAGTCTTTTGCTCGCCGCGAGTGGCAGCACAAGAACGATTTAAAAAGAGGGGCGCATAAGAACCCGCACCTTCAAGCTTCTTGGAATAAATACGGCGCGGACGCGTTTGTTTTTGAAATACTATCGGAGGTTCCAACAGGTGAGTCTCAACTTGTTTGGGAGGACAGGTACTTGGCCGTGCATGTTGGACTACCTGAGTGTTATAACATTAACACCGGGGCTGAGGCTCCACGGCTAGGGATACCCATGTCTGAGGTTAGCAAACAAAAGATGAGCCTTAGCCGTACAGGCAAACACGCCGGCACCGAGCACTACCGCTACGGTCAGGCGGTAAGCCCCGATGTCCGACAAAAGATAGGGGACACACAGCGAGGGGTGGCTAAACCGGAACGAACCGAAGAACACCGCCGAAGTCTTTCTATCGCCAATGCGGGCAACCAGAACTGGTTGGGCAAAACGCATACTGAAGAGACTAAAAATAAGCTTCGCAGAGCTGTTTTCGCAAGGCTCCCCGATGGGCAGACGCGTATTTTCGCAGGGTTATCCGTTATGCGGGACGAGCTGGGGGTTTCTATCGCTACCACCATTAGAGCCTGCGGATCAGGAAAGCCGGTAAAATGTGGTGTGTTGGCAGGATGGGTGTTGTCTTATGCAGACGCGGCGCCTAACCAAGGTCCTAGCATATCTGAGGAGTACGCAAGCTACCCCCGTACCCGACAGGCTGCTAAAGCTGCGGGAAGCAAAGAGTATTTTACGGGGATGCCTTGTGTCCGAGGGCATATATCCCCCCGGAAAGTCAAAGGCAGTTGCACAGCATGCATGAGGGAGGATTGGAAAACAGAAAACGCAAGGCGGGCATTAAAGGGCGAGACCATTGACACCTTCCCCCAAAAAGCGTAAAAAGTACGTAACCCCGGAACATTTTACGCGCTGCAGACCGACCGGGCGGACGACATGCAGACTGAAGCGCAACACTCGCATGTGAGGATTTCATTATGTCGGCTACTCATTACTCCGGTCCGTTACTCTATTCTGGTGCAAACACAAGCGCGCTCTTCGCTGGTATGACTGACATGCCCATTGGCATCGATCTGTCAGTATTTTCACTGCTTGATGACTTTGTCGGTGTTGCGATAGACACAACAAACAGCTGGACTGTGGTCAAGGACTCCAGTGCTACCGTTGCTATCGTCGCTGACACGGTCGGCGGTGAAGTAGCACTGACCTCTGCTGCCACAACTGACAACGATGGTGCTTCTATTCAGGGCAACGAAATTTTCGCAGTTGCTGCAGACAAAAACATCTACTTTTCAACGCGCCTGAAGTGCAACGACGCTGACCAGACTGACATTTGCGCTGGTTTGACGTTGAACTTTGCAACTAACCCAGAAGCAATGTTGACTGCAACTGACCGCATTGTGTTTCAAGTGGACGACGGTAACGCATCAATCCTGTGCAAAACCGAGAAGAACGGCACGGAGACCAGTACCGACTCTGGCGTTGACTTGGCTGATGACACCTACGCTGTGCTGTCGTTTAACGTCGCCAGCACTGGCAGCGTGACGTTTTTTGTTAACGGGCGAAAAGTTGCGCAGCATACCACCAACATCCCTGATGACGAAAACTTAGCGTTGGCAGCAATGAGCTTGTCTGGTTCAGCCAGCGGCACCCGCGCAACCACGTTGGACTACATCATCGGTGCGCAAACTCGCTAAGGAGTGATCCATGAGTGACGTTGAAAAGGCTAAAAAACCGGCCAAAAAGACCACCAAGGAACAAACACCTGCGCCTGTTGAGCTGCCTGCTGTGGGCTCAGCTGCGCGAAAAGCGATGATCCTGCAGGGTCTCATTAAGGAGTAAATCGCATGAGCTTCAGCAATATTCAATCGGTCACCAAGACTGCAGATGCCTCTGCGGTCGTTGGGAGGTGCAGATTGGTGGGGGTTTACTTCACCAACACTGGCACGGCAGCTTCCTTTGCGCTTAAAGACGGCACGACTACCGCTGGCACAGCAAAGCTCACGATCTTCACGCCGGCAGCGGCGGGCGGCGCGGATGTGATCATTCCGGATATGGGTATCCTGTTTGAAACAGGCATATTCATTGACGTTGCAAGCGCAGAAGTGTTGAGTGTAACGCTGTTATTTGAAGGCGGAGCGGCTGCCTAATGGCTACCAAGGGCATGGGGATTAAAACCTCCGTGAAATCCGGCAACTTCCGCCCTACTAAAAAAGGGGCGGGAATGACGGAGAAGGGTGTTGCGGCGTACCGCAAGGCCAATCCGGGTAGCAAGTTAAAGACAGCGGTAACGGAAGACAAGCCCACCGGCAAGCGCGCGGAAAGACGAAAGTCCTACTGCGCGAGATCTGCGGGGCAGATGCGTGACTTCCCAGAGGCCGCAAAAGATCCCAACAGCCGGCTTAGGCAGGCTCGAAAACGGTGGAAATGCTGATGGCAAAATCAACGGTGAACAAGGCTGGGAATTACACGAAGCCAACGCTTCGCAAACGGCTGTTTGAAGAGATCAAGGCCGGCGGAAAGGGCGGCAGCCCGGGGCAGTGGTCCGCGCGCAAGGCACAGATGTTGGCGCTGAAGTACAAGGCTGCGGGCGGGGGCTATAAAGACTGATGGCACTTAAGAAACCTCAGAAATCCTTGAAGGCGTGGGGCGATCAGAAGTGGCGCACCAAGTCTGGTAAGCCCTCGACACAGGGTCCCAAGGCAACGGGTGAGCGTTACTTGCCGGAGAAGGCGATTGGCGCCTTGAGCAGTGCCGAGTACGCAGCAACATCAAGAAAAAAACGTGCAGATACAGCAAAGGGTGTGCAGTTTAGCAAGCAACCCAAGAAGGTAGCTGCAAAAGTAAAATCGTATCGAAATCGAGG